AAATAGTCCTATTGTTATGTTAAGACCTCGCCTTATCAGTTATTCAGTTTTTACGCATCAGATCCAGCTATGCCGATCCAACCATTAGTAGCTCCTGTCCATGTAAGGATAGCAGTTTCGTTTTGTGTTGGAGTGCAGATAGTACCAGTAGTTGATGAACCATTCCATCCTCTAATAGTAATTACTTCTGCTGCATCAGCTGTATTGCTGATTACAAAAGTTCCACCTTGTAGGTCTGCATATCTTGTAGTGCCGCCAGTACCTGTAGCTTCAGAGTTAATGTCTGTAGTAGCTGTTCTTAGATCAGGTAGGTCTACGTTTCTACCAGAACCTCCTGGGTCTAAGAATTGGTTTTTTGCGTCTGTGGCAGTTAAAGTTTTTGCTCCTGACAAAGTTTCAGCATTTGATGAGCTGTACTTAGTACCTTGACTCATAATAATTCTCCTTTATTTTTTTCAGGTTTTGGTTTCTCCGTTTCCATCTTGGGGAGCTGCTCTTTCTTTTGCGATCTCTGAGATGCTTCTACCTTTGCAGGGAGCTTCATCAGTCCGCCCTTCTCAAGATACCCAACGATGCTTTCTGGAAACATCCTGGCTTTGGTTTTATCTAACCTAACTGTTTTCCCATCAAGAGATTTAGCAGGTAAATATATGTAAGCCATAGTAGGATCATCAGTCCATTCAGGTTCAGGAAGTTCCTCAAGGTTGTTGTCTTTAAGATATTTCTCAAGGACTATACCCCAGTTATTCTCAAACTTTAATGATTGTACGATGGTTTCCCATCTGCCTAATAAAGTAGTCATTTCTTTCTACCTCTCCTACCACGTCTTCGTTTCCCAGCTTTAACCTGACTCTGGGGAGCAACCCCCTCGGCCATGCTGGAAGACGGAGAACCAATAATTTCTTTTTCAGTTTTGACGAATGATGGTATCCATTCGCCAGTGAAGACTATATTTTTACCCTGCAACTTAGATTGCCTTCTTACTTTCTTCAAGTAGTGGTCAACCATTTCAAGTTTTACCCTAAAAGGATCTCCGCTAATTGAGTCATAGATAGTTGTATACAAGTGTTCATCATTGTTATCAATAATTTTACTGTAATAATCTTGTTGCTGAGTTGCCATCTAATCTCCTAAATTGCGTCTGCTGCTCCAAGCATTTCCACGCCCCAAGGGTCAGCAATTTCTGCTTCTCCCCATTCACCAACCATTACCATTTCAGTACCTCTAAGTGAAGCATCTCTTTCTTCTTCAGCTTCCATTTCGTGAGCCATAGCTAATGCGATTGCCTGTGGTACAAATACTGCACCTTTAACATCACCAGAGCCATCTCTACCTAATACACCTGATTGGTATATTGGAATGCCAAAGATTTTTTCGTTACCTCTGAAGTAGTTTTGTACCACTTCTGCTGTAATACCTTCTGGAATTGGTTGAGCTGCCATACCAGTAGAACCACCACCTTGGATGCCAGTTGCTTCTTGTACGAATGCTCTTATTTGTTCTGGGTGGAATACACCGTTAGGTGTTCCTGGCGCCATACCATATGACGAGTTGTTATCTGTTTTTAAGTAAGATACAGCTCCTGCAACGTGGTAGTAAGTAAGGTAACTACCAGCTGAACCAATTGAGTTTGAGAACCCATCGAATAAGCTGATAAGGTCGTCTTCAAGTAATCTACCTAAAGCTCCACCTTGTACTTCACCAACGTGAGAAAGTATATCTTCGTTGTTTTGCCTAGACAGTCTGTCAGAAACAAAAGTCATGATACCGTGTTCAGAAGCAGTAATGCTTGTCACAGTAACAGACAATTGTTGAGGAGCAGTAATGTCCACACCCTCAGTTAATGCTGCTGCATCGTTTCTACCCCAGATAGGAATATTAACTTGCTTTGCACCTTGAGGGATATCATATCTAGAAACCAACTGGTTTGTAGGACCAGCTGGCTCAATGTTTGAAATAGCCGAAGCTATAACAATGTTTGACATGTCAGATAGACTAGAACTAGACGATAATGTCAATCCTGTTGCCATTGTATTTTATCCTTTTTAAAGTTGTTTTTTTAAGTTTCTGTATTGTGTAGAATCTATCTGCCCGTTAGCAAAAGCTTTAGAAAGGTCACCTAAACTATTGTAGGCACGCTTCGGTTGAGTCGGCGCACCCTGTGTAGTAGGTGGAACCTTCTGTGTAGCAGGCTCAGACACTACAGTTTTAGTTGTTCCAGCAATCTTTTTAAGGTTTTGGTTAGCTAGTTTTACAGACTGAGAAAAACTCATATTCTGATTCCAACCTTCCCATACACGACTGTCACTTCTGACGTCTAAGTTTGTTAAACCTAATGTAGACGCTGTATCTCTTACAACAGAATCTAAGTCTTCAAGATTTTCAGGAGTTAAGCTTGAGCCTTGGCTCTGAGGGTTATCCATGTTTTCGATTAACCGATCAAGTTTTTCTTCTTTTGCTTTCTTTTCTCTCTCTGCAATCTTTTGGTTCAATACATCTTTTTGATCTTCATCCAATATAGATGAGAAATCATTCATGAATTCTTGTATTTGAGCCTTAGCTCCATCCTGAATTTCCTGAACCTTTTGATTTGTGTACTGCTGAGCTCGTCCTTGTGCATTATCAAATGCAGTCTTACGTTCTTCCAGCACTCTATCTAAATCCTGCTGTGTTAAGTAATTAGGTTGTTCAGCCTGATCTGCCGTAGCTTCTACGTTCTTTGCCGCTTCTGCAACTGGATCAACCTTTTCCTCTACTGCTGTTTCTTCAACAGCTTCTTCAGAAACCGTAGTTTCTTCAGTTTGTTCAATATTATCTTTTTCTGTGGTCATAGCCGTAGCCTCCCAATGATTATCTAATTTTGATTATAATACCCAATTTATTGTCCTGCAACCCTCCATTTAGGAACATACTCTTCAAAAGGGAATCTAGACTTCAATTCATCTTCTCTTCCAAAGTTAGCAGGATTAGCTAAAGATTCAGCAAAACCCCACCTGTAAAGAAAAGCATCTAGCTCTGGATTAAACCTTCTAAGCTCTAATCTAAGTCTTTCCCATTCTTTCAAAGCCTGTTTAAAACCTTGGTTGTTTTCTTCAATTAATTGTCTTTTTCTATCGTCATATTTAGATAAATACCATTCACGGTATATATCATCAAACTGACCTTGGTATCTTGTTTGGAATATTTCTTTCCTAGTATCTTCCCAATACTGAGGAAAGTATTCATCTCTTCTTCTGTAAAATTCTTGGTTAAATCCTGTTGAATCCCATCTTCCTCCATAAAGCTTGTCTTTGGCGTATGATTCATATTCAGAGCTACCCCATCTTTGCCTCCATCCTTCTAGCTCTGTTTCTCTGCCTTCAAAGTCAAACATGTAACCTAAGTCCCATTTGTCATCAAACATTATTTCAGCGTATTCGTCAGCAGCAAAATCTTCTACTCTTTCAAAGTCCCCTAAATTGCCTTTTATTGCCATTAGGTATGCTTCAACATCTGGATACTTTTCTGATATATTTTGAACATCATATCTGTATTGAGTTCTAGCTTTTTGTTCTCGTAATATATATTGCTCTAAACTAATTTCGTAACCTCTAAGAGAAGATTCAGCAGCTTGCACAGCATGGTTGTATAAAGCTCTTGCATCATCAACTTCATTAGCTTTAAGTTCAAAGTTTCTATCTAAACTAGAACCTCCAACAATTCTTCTCTTTTCAAATATTTCTGATTCAAGCTCTCTTAATCTTTGAACATTAGGGTCAGCTTCTACATCATTAGATTCAGTTATTAATCTTTTCTGAACATCATTTAAACTTCTCCAATTAGTTTTGTAGTATTGCTGAGCTAACATATCTCTAACTTCTTTTCTTTTTTCATAGTCACTAATTGGGTTGGTTCTTAGTCCTATAAACTCAGTACCACCACCTAGCACTCCGTTCTCAAACAAAGAGTCTAACCAGAATGGAGTAGCACTTGATCCTAATTCCTGGAACCAGTCACCTCTAAATGGTTTTAATTCTTCTCCTAAAAAGTTAGCACCCATTCCTAAGTCCCACATACTAGAACCAGCTGGTGAGGTTCTTGATCGCAACCAGTATAATATCTGGTTATTTTGTAAATAGTCTTTAATGCCTGTTTCATCAAATCCAGCCCTGCCTCTGCCAGACCCTGTAAGCAATAAAGGAGAGTCAAGTATATCGCCTCTAAATGCAGGATCATTAGCTATTTTACCAACCAATCTTGCCATAGATGTCCAAGCTGAACCAAACCCAACATTTACGTTTCCAATTTGTGTTGTTAAAAACTTACCACTTGTTGGGTCAAGGTTTATGTGTTGATCTATGTCCTCACCTCTTACCTTAGCATTTAATGCAGCAAACCCAAGATGAGTTGCTATTCCAGCTCCCATCATAGATTGTAATGCTCTCCTTGCTTCTTGGCCTTGTATATCACCTTTTACAACAGAACCTATTAATCCTAATGTAGCTCTTGTATATGAAGGAGAAAAGAATATTACAGACCTTTCTATGTTAGATTGTCTAGCGCTTATTCCTGCTCGTCTGCTTGAAAATGCTCCTGTCATTCCGTTTATGTATTCAGCTAACTGAGTTAATTGCTGATCTATTACATCATCTCCAAGATTATTTGCAGCACCACTTCTTAGTATTTGTTGATAATGTGCATCCCATAATCCTTCTCTTATCATATCTCCGTATGCTTCAAAGCTGGCTTGAAACCCATCTAATACATCTGCACCTTTGTCTATTGCAGCTCTTGATTGTTTAAATCCAGGAACAGAGTCTTTAGCTTGCAAGTTATTAACTCTACCTTCTGAAAGTAATTTATTAAACACAGTCCTGTTGTTTGCTGCCCTAAAGTAATCGTTACCAGCATTACTCATCAAGACTCCATAGTTTGCCATCAAAGCAAAGTTCTTTCTTTTTTTATTAATTAACTCGGCATGTAATCTTGGAGCATCACCATCTTTTACACCTCTCCATATCAACTGCCCCATTGTTTTAGTTCCATTAACCCAAGAACCTAAATACGCCTTTTTTAGTTTCATATCTGTTGTGCCAAGACCTCTTAAAAGAGTCGGTAATCCGTGTAAAAATGCTGTACCTGCGTCAAAACCTGTTTGAACTAATCTAAAGTAGTCGTTTACAGTTGCTGTCTTTGAAGCTGCAATATCAAAAGGGTTTTCTTTATTTATGTTTAAAAACTTCTCAATATTACTAGCTGTTTTGTCATCAAAAAACAAGTTTCTTTTAGCCAAAGCTTTTACTTCGTTTTGTATTTGACCTCTTTGGTCTGTTACCATTCTAAGCTCTACAGCTTCTGGCCCATATAAACCTGAAAGTTTCCTCTGCGTTTTGTTTAGCTTTATATCTTTGCCACCCATCTTTGCTATTTTGTTTTTGTAGTAAAGAACATCTTTATCAAAATCTCGTTCTAATTCGTCTAAATAATCTTTAATTATTCGTTGAACATCTCCCTGAACTTTATCATCAGGGTTCTTTAACATTTCTTTTATTTTGTTGTATTCTTTGTTCCAGTTTTTAGCGTCTGAAGGAATAAGGTTTGCTTGGTTTTCTCTCAAAGCCCTGTCTAAGTCATCAACTATGTCATTGCCAAGATTCCCTCCAACACTAACAAAGTTTTGAATTTTTTGTATTTCATCAGCTTTTTTACGGAACTCTTTTACTTTGTCACCCCATTGTTGAAGTCTTGTTACATCAAATTTAGCTGCTGTTAATTGTTGATGAGAAATGTTTTCTAATCTTCTTACTACTTGTTCATCTGCAATTTCTTTATAAACAGAATTTAAAAATTCTTCTGCCATTTGAGCTGGGTCTTGGTTGTACACTAAACTTCTTTCATCTATACCATCTATTACGCTGTCAAAAAACCTATTTCTGCTAATTGTTGTTGGTTTAAGTGCACCATTAGAAAGCCTTGACCAGTCTTGCCTATCAATTAAATCTTGATACTCAGCCAAGTTTTCAACGATGTGATGGACATAATTTCCTGTAGTGTTTACAAATAAGTTATTAGGGGGTATTCCTTTTCTTGATAATAAATGAGCCCCTTCATCAAACAAAGTGTAGTAATTTTTAAGATAGTTAACCATGTCAGGTGGCAAATTAAAATACTGTTCGTACAACCTAATTGGTTTACCAAAAGGCCCGTTGTAATCTACTACGTATCCAGCCATATCTAAAAAGTCAGCAACGTTCATTGTAATGTTATCTGCATCTTTTGGAAGATCAGGGTATTTTTTTGCAAACAGATTTAAAACATCATTAGGTATAGCATTCATAGCTTTTAGGTTAGCCCATTTAAATTTATCTTTATCTATACCATCAGCTAAAAAGTTATCTCCAAAGTGATGAATTTGTTTTACACCATCATCGTTTGCCCAAGAAAACGCATCTGCCTTTTTACCAGGATTGTGCAATACACTGTCTATGTTTTCGTAAGCAGCATCCAAATCTCTTTTTATGTTTCTTGCTATAGCATTAAGAGCAGATCCGCTGTCTTCAGTTACATCAATAACACTATCAAGACCTTTGAGTCTTCTTTTTGATGGCGTAGTTATTATTAATTTATTGTTACCTATACCTCTCCTTAAAGCGTTTATCATGCTCATTGCTGATGTATAACTTTGAATTGGAGCTCTTGCTTTTCCACCAATAGATACTGCTCCAGGATTAACTCCTCTTTGTGGAGGAAAGATTTGATCTCTGATTTGATCTAGGTTGGCAAACTGATCTATATCCACTTCCTCTATATTTTTAACTAATTTTCTTGCATCACCATAAGCATCAATAAGTTCTTGTGCTTGTTGAGGACTAAAACCGCCTTCTACTAAGCCTTCACGCTGAACCATAGTATTTGCCCAATTCATAAAAGCTTGTTTATCAACAATGCTTTCTTCTCGTGGATTAAAACCTATTCTTATGCCCTCTTCTATTTGATCCATAGTGCCTAGGAAAAATTCTTCTGCTGCTTGTGCTGCTTTAGGATTTCTAAAATGTTGCCATTCGTGTTCTAATACAAAATTTTCATAATCTTCATAAGTAGGAAAAAGTTCTTTACTTGGTCTTACTCTTTCCCATATTCTGTCACCTTCCTGTAAAGGAGCATCAAATTGTCCAGGAGCAGGTTGTCTTTTAGCTCCTGTTACAGGATCTATTGGTGACACTACAATTCCATCTGGTGCTCCTGCTGCTGTTTCTCTTAAACCTTTATTGTAATCTCTTCTTATTGCTTCTCTGTTTATTGTAATTTTATAAGGAACGTTGAGTTTTGCGCTTAAAGGAGCTGACCCTTCTACATATTTACCAGTATTCCTTTCTGCCGCAGTAATAATAATTTTTTCTGCTTTATCAGGCCTTACTGTTATTGGTGCTTGTTCTCGGTAACTTGCCATAGAGCCTTTATCTAAACGAGCTAACCTAGGGTTATCAACCACTGGTATACCTTTATATAATTTTTGTTTAGAAGGAGTTTTAGCAAAGTCTGCAAATCTAGCTCCATTGTCAGTTAACTTTGTAACATCATAGTTTTTAACAGCATCAAATAAATTTTGTTGCAAAAAAGGATCTTGATCATATCTATCAAAAACATTTTCTACTAGCTCAGCATATACTTGATTGACGTTTGCTTTGTTTTTGTTAATTGAATCAATTGCTTCATTAAATTCTCTAGGCCTTCTGCCTACTGCTTTTCCTCTAGCTTTTTTTAATTCGGCAAACGCTTCTTCAGATTTTCTTAATTGTTCTGCTGCTGTTTCTAGTCTTGATAAATCTTTTTTTACAAATTGTTTTAAAGTTTTTGGATATTTTGGGTCAGTTTCTTTTCCACCTACACTTCTAGCGTATGCTTGAGCACGTTTAATTTGTTCATTAGATGGCGCAAAATCAATTGCATAAGTATCTACATAGAAAGCATCACCATCATTGTATTTAACATAATGCCCTTTGCCTGGCTGTAAAGCAGTTTCTACAGTTGAATCTATCCTGCTAGTTGCTTCCCAAGCACTCATGTTATCTGCGCTAGCATTTAGTTTTGCAGTTAATGCTTCTATTCCTTCATCTGTAAGCCCTGATTGTTCTCCTATTTCTTGCGCAGTCTTTTTTATACTGCCTCTAGTGCTAGCACCTAATCTTCCCATTGCACGAAAACCACCATTTACTTCACCTATAGACCATTCGCCAGTAAGTTCGTCTAAGAAAAAAGCAATTTCTCCTTCAAGAATTCTTTTATCTTCGTAAGCAAAATAAGACTCCATGGCTTTGTTTCTTTTTGCAATTACTTTTTCTTTTCTTATAGGAACTGTTAAAGCTGTGTATTTTTCTAAAACATCAAGACCATCTTTTTTAACAGTCCTTTCTACATCTCCTATTGTCATGCCATTTTTTTTAGCTATATCTTCAAAAGATTGGCCAGGTGCTCTAAGTTTTGCTATAGCTCTAGTAACCCAACCTGCTCCACCTATTGCATCTGCATGAAATGCTAATTCAGCTCTGCCTTCTAGTGTTGCACCGAGAGTATATGCAGGATTCCACAGCTTGTGTATGTTTTTAACACCCATTAAGAAATGTCTGCCAGGATTTAATTTACTTAATCTTTTTGCTTCATCGCTATTGGCATATCTTAAGAAATCACCAATTAGTCCTTCTCTATTGACACCTGCTCTTTCTATAGCACTGTCATAATTTGAAGGATCCATTACTTGAGTGTTAACTTTTGTGTCTAACCTAACATTGTCAAGGTCTATTACTCTTCCATTCTTAACTCTAAGCCTTACATCACCACCTGTTCTAATTTGAGTTTGTTGATGTTTTGACAAAGTGTTCCAAGTACCCTTGGCTTTTAAAGACTTTATAAAATCTCTGGTATTTTCTTTAACTAGGTCTAAGTTTCTAAGTTGTGCGTCAAATCCTTGTCCTTTTTCTAAAAGCCTTTGACCTTCTTTCCTTATACCCTTAACACCAGGAAGAAGGCTAGTTACTGTAGACACTCCTTTTCCTATAGGTCTAAATATTGCTCCTACAGGTATTGCCATAGTTGCTAAACCAACAGGGTCAACCAGCATTTCTACTGCACCCTTAACACCTACGTTAAAGCCAAAGCCATCTTCTCCTTTATCAGGGTCTGCTCCAAATCTTTTTGTTGCAAACTGTGATTGCCTCCACGCTTCACCTGGACTCATACCCTTATTCATATTTCTTTTAACTTGCTGACTAAATGGGGATGCAACTACACCAGCTGTAAACTCAGTAGCTTTTTGCCAGCCTTCAAGACCTTTCATTAATCCTTGACCAATATAACTAAAAGGGTTTAGGTTAATTCCATCATCATTAGGTAACTCTACTCCAGGTTGCATCTGTAAAGGTTCACTTACGTTACGTCCTTTATCGTGCAAACCAAACCCATGAGAAGCGCTTAACAAACCTCTGTATGTTTTGTTTTGAGAATCTTGCCTTGCTTGTATTTCTTGTCTTAAAGCTTGTGTTTCAGGGTTGTCAAAAAACTGGCCTGTACGCTTAGATTCCTCTAATAAAGCCTGAAGTCTTCTTATTTTTTCATCTTCTTTTTCTTTTTCTCGTGTTCTATTTTGAAAAGCTGTAGAGCTTTCCCATGGTGATCTATCTCCGAATGGTGTTCTTGGCATTAATCACCTCACGAAATCATTGCTGATAATTGTCCAAATGGTCCTGTTTCCTGAAACGCTTGTGGAGTTACATCTTGTGCCATTCTAATAAACGTTTGCGGATCAATTCCTAATGCAGATAATGCGCCCTGCAAGTATTCAATCCTGCTTGGAGTCATTTCTGTTAATTGCCCCATAGTTGGAACAGTTTCAAACGGAAGTTCTCCGGAGATTATAGTTACAAAAGCACCAAGTGCTTGTGGGTTAGTAAGCAAAGCCATCAAAGAATTCATTTCTTGCGATCTACTTTCAGCTTGTATTTCATCTAACCTTTGCTGTGGAGTTAATCCACCAGCAGCTAATAAAGCTTGTAAACTTCTATCTTCATCTTGAGTTAAGCCTCCACGACCTATTTCTATTTGAGCAGCTTTAAATTCTTCTGGGGTTTCATATCCACCCTGAAACTGCATTTGTGCTAATTGTCTTTGGAATTCTAGTTGCTCTGGCTGTGCATCAAGCTCAGCTTGATACTTATCTTTTTCAAACTGTAACTGTGCGTCTTGAAAGTCTTTAGTAGCTTTAGTATTTATTTCAGCAATATACTGCTCCATATTCTTTACTACACCTTCGGGGTTAACTGCCAAAGCTTCTTCACTAATATCTATTGCCTGAGATAATTCTTTTGCATACTCATTCCTAATTCTTTCTATCTCTTTAAGGTCGTTAAATTCTGCTAATCTCAAAGCTGCTGCATCATCACTATAAATTAATTTAGCTATAGTTTCCTGAGAAAGTCTATTTTGTGTTGCTACTTCTATTTGAGCATCTCTCTGTGCTTGTGCCACTTCAACTTGAGTTTTGTTAGAACCTTCAGCTATTAATTGAGCTGATAAAGCATTTTTAGTAGCAACATTACCAGCACTTTGCATTTGTATTCGAGCAACATCTGTTTGCGCATCAGATTGTATATTTGCTACTTGTGCTTTGCTTAAGTTTGTAGCAGCAGCTATTCTTTCTTGGATATCACCCTTAATTCTTTCTACTTCTCTTTGGTTTAATCCAGTAATTTCAGCTACTTCTTTAGCACTTCTAGTGTTTATCAAAGCTACTTGCTGTTGAGATAGTCCATTAATTTGAGCAACATCTCTGGATGCGTTAGCACTAACTTCTGCTATACGTTCATTAGACTGATTGCTTGCTTGCGCAATCATTTCAGAGCTTCTTAACTGAGCATTGTTAATTCTTTCGTTAGATTGCATTTGCATTTGGTCACTAGCAAATCCTAGTTGAGCTCTGTAGTCATCACTTCGAGCTTGCATTCCAGCTATATCTAAAGCGTTGTTTACTGCTGCTGTATCAAGGTCTAATCTTGCTTGTTCCAAACTTTCTTGCCTTCGTTGTGTTGCTTGTTCAAACGGCATACTTCTAGCTTGAGCATCGCCAAACTGTCTTACTAATTGTGCAGCAGGCGAGTTGCCTGTAGTGTCACTTATACCTAACCTAACTATGCTGTCTGGTAAACTTGCTGTTCCTCCCTCTTGAACTGTTCTTATTGCTTGCATTGCAGCATTAAAATCTTCTGGAGTTATTTGAGCACCCATAGTTAATTGAGTTTCAGCTGTTTCTTCTTGATCAGGTTGAGTTGCAGGAGCAGCAGTAAATGTTCTTTCTCGTGTATCTGCTTCTCTTAATGCTCTTTCAGCATCAGTTTCTCCAAAGATAGAAGGGGCAGGAGCAAACTCTCTTTGTGTAAATATACCTGCGTTTTGCAGTTTATTCATTACGTTATTTAATACATTAGGATCAAAAGAATTAAATTCAGCAGGAGTTACGCCTGCATTAAGAATTGCATTATTTTTCCTTACGTCTTCCATGTACATCATAAGAGATTGAGGTCCGCCTGGACCTTGACTCATCATTGCTTGTTCAAATGTACTAGGCTCTTGCATAAACTCTCTAAGTTGGAAATCTGTTCTTAAACCTAAATCTTGTCTTATATTTTGCCCTGCCTGTTGCCCGCTTTGAATTTGGCTAGAAGTTAATTGTCCTCCTGGGCTTTGAGTATATGCTGGCGCAAAGAAATCTTGTCCTGGGAAGTTCATTCCAAAATTACCCATTGGTCCTGGGACAGAATATCCACCTCCACCGCCTCGGCTTACACCTGGTTCAAATGGAACAGTTTGATCTGTGCCAGAAAATGGCATAGTAGGCGGAGTTTGCACATCATAAGTTGTAGGTAACTGTGGTGATTCCATTCGGTTAAAGTCATAAGTTGGTGCAGGTGCAAAATTCTGCATATCTGAGAAAATCATTCCAGGGCTAGAATACTGACTCATTTGTTGAGTAAAAGGAGTTATAGTTTGCCTAGCTCTATTAACATCAATGTTTTGTGTATTAGGTAAAGTAGCAACTGCATACGGGTTTGCCATACCATAGTATCTTCCAGTATCTTGAGAAAAATATGGAGTATTTGGACTTGAAGTATTTGTCCTCATCATTTCTTGGAAGCTAGGATCAATCCCTACAACTTCAGTTCTTATTCTTCCAGGAGTAGTAGGAAAGTTTTTATTATATTCTTCCAAAGCTTTTTGTTCATCTTCTCCGTAAGAAGTTGTGTACTGAATCCTGCTACCTATAGCTCTTGTAGGGTCATCAGCATCAAACTGCTGATCTTCAATTAATATTTGATATGGTTTTAGTTCTGCCATTAGAATCTCCTAAAAGGTGTGTCATCCCTACCTGCATAGTAAGGCCTATTTGGTTCCCTTCTTACTCTAGTTGTTTTGTTTCTATTAGGATCAGGAACATTTAATCCGCCCATGCTGTCATTTATATTTTTAAAAGCATTTTCAATCATTTCAAAGTATTTAACAAAACCTGCTTCTATTGGTTTTAAACCTTTTATTGATTTTTTTGTTTCATCTCGGTATGCCATTATGCTCCTATATTACCAAGTCCTGGTGGGACTGGGCCTCCTGTAGTTGGTTGCGGACCTCTTCTTGGGCTAGCAAGTTGCTGTCCAATTTGATTTTGTTCTTCTATGCTACCAGGTATTACTGGTCTAACTGGACCAGTTCCTACACCTGATTGATTGCCCATTGCAAAGTTTCCTGCATTAGGTAACTGCATAGATCCTTGTGTATTCATTATATTCTGTGCCATTTGTGTTGGATCAAATCCTCCAGTTGCACCTTGTTGTGCAGCCTGAACTGCTTGCTGTAGAATCGGTAAACTTTGTGCAGCCAACATGCTAAACGCTTCTTGTATCTGCGGAAGGTTAAAGAAATCTTCAGCTATTCTATTACCCACAACTTCTAGTGGGTTAGATACACCAGCTTTACGAAGAGCTGTAGTCCAGTCCACAAACCCTGTTCTCCATGTATCTCTCCATAATGACAATTTTCGTTCTTGTTCTTCAGGACTTGTAGATGTTAAACGAACTGTGGAAACATAATGACCTCTAATATCGTTTGGTTTGATCTTGGCGTCTATTGCACCAGCCTCTGTGTTTCCAAATACGGTAACTGTGTCGCCAATAACATTCTCCACAATTCTAAGCACAATCTCGTTTGCTTCTTGCAAACCACGTTCAGTTGCATCAACTACAGCACCAAAGTTTAAACTGGCTATACCTGCTAAAACAGCAGTGTGATATCCAGATGCTGCACCTGTAGGCCTTTCACCTCTGGCTACAGCAGGAACTGTATTTGCTTCAATTGCTCTTTCAAGTGTACCCATCGCAGCAAGAATACTCTGTGGAGCTTCACTTACTGCTTGTGGTTCTACATCAACGTTAGGTGGTACGTAGTTACGTGCACCTGGTTCCTGTGAAAATTCTTGCATCACTTCTTCTGTCATACCACGTGGGCCTTTAAAGTTTAGAGATGACCATGCGTTCCTAGATACAATGTCTAAGTATTGCGAAGCTAATCTTGATTCTGCTCTAATCATTCCGAAGTTACCTGAGCCAATACCTCTGTACATGTGTTCAGGTTTGTGACCGATAGTTTTAATTCCTGTTTGCGGATGGAATACAATCCATGGGATTCTTCCGTATGCGTGCCTTCTAGGCTCCATAGCCCATCTGCCACCTGCCATATAACCTACGTGTGTAGATGTCCAAACTTCTTGGAAATCACATTTACCATCTTTCATTTCACCTTCAAAATCTGGGAAATGTGCCATTACCCATTCAGAATCTATTTCGGTGTTACGTATAATCCATCGTGGATGCGTGCTTGCTAAATCCCAAACACATTCCTGTGGATTTACAACTTCAGATATAATTGGAAACTTAAACTTTCGGGCTTCAGTAATTTCTTTTACGAGTCTTTCGTATTCTGCCATATCGCCACCTTCTTCTGGTGGTTCTGGCATTTCACCCCATTGGTGTCCTGCAAATTCAAACTTAACAAGAGATACACCATATAATCCTTGGTGTTTAACAATTTCACGTTTGACAGGAGTATTTTGTTCCAACATGTGATGTGCGCCATTCAAAAACTTTTCAATAAGCTCTGCTCTTGCAGTAGCTCTTGGGCCTGGTGGCGGAACATCAATGTCCATAAATCTTGGGGAAGCATGAGCAACGAGAGTATCAATGATGGAGTGAAAGGTACCTAAGTTTACTTTTGTACCCCCCAAGGGAACCGAGAAGTCAAACTCCCCCAAATAAAATTCATCTGCTTCTGCGCAGTTATCGTAAAATGTTGCAAAAAAATCAGCAGCTCCACCTCTTGAAAGCTGAGTTTTTACCCATGCTTCACTTAATGTAGGTTCATTTAAAGGTGGGGCAGATAACAAATCAACAGTTTCTTCATATGCCGATTCCATTTCGCCTGTATTTGCTCTATAGCTATTTACCATTAATCTAATGCGTCCATTAATATGGATTCTTGTTGCGTGCTAATCTCTACCACTTCTCGTAGTTCTTTTAGCTGTTTTGCCTTTCTTTGCCTTTTCATGCGGGCAATACGTCCTTCTGTATAAGATACACCATTATTGGTCAATGGCGCAACAGTTTTTATTGTAAATACTGGTTCGTAGTCTTCTTCCATAGTTTCTGGAGGGTCGCATGCCATCAATGCAAGTACCTCGGCGTCCACCCAATCATCATGTGGACTATTAGGATGCCTAAAGCTGTAAGTCAAACCTTGCTGCTTTATTTCTATTGCATCTAATTCATTTTGCAGTTTTGTCCACTCAGGAGGAAAAGTAGTCGTTCCGTTTTGCAAAGCCACTGCATAATTGAGAAACAGTTGGTATTTAGTTTGGGGAGTAAACTTTTTACCTACAACTGGGACGCCTTGGTTTAAAAGTTCATCAAACAAAACGTCACCACCCATACCTGTAGAGTCCATCATTACTGCTTCAACATTCCACATTGCAAGTTCAGATATAAGAGTTTCTTTCTGCAACACCCAATCAGTTTTTAACATTTCAACGTAATGCACAGATTCACGTGTAATTCTGTTTTTAATAATTAAAACAGTGGGGTCAACCTGTTTTCCAAGGTCAAGGCCTGCCACATACTTGTGTCCTTCAATTGGTTTTGACAACTCTTTGCCAACTGCTGCATCTTCAATCTTTTTAAAGAATCCACCACCTACGTCTGGTTGCTTTGCCATTACCATACGTTCCCATATCCACTCTGCTGTAGTTTCTTTTTGTTTGCGTATGTTTTCTTTTTGCTGTTCTGTTAAATACATATTGTCAAAGCTAGTTGCTCTGACTGCGTAGTTCTGTAATGATGGATTGTTTTCTGCATATTTAAACTGCCTAGAAAACCAATGTGATCTTGAGATAGGGGGTATACCTTCTGCAAAGATTCTACCCATACGACCTGGTGATTCAGTTACCCATTCTACCTTGTCCCAAGCTATTTGCTTGACGTCTTGAGATTCTGCTATGTGTAGAAAATCAAGACCCACAGTCTGTAATGTTTCAGGGTTGTCTGCGGATCGCAACTCCCAAAGCACACTCTTGCGGACAGTATCGGGTGCAAACACCCCGTTGGGCGTCCTTACTTCCAATTCTACATAATATTCATCTTCGTGCCAACAAGATCCACGACCACCTGCACGTGAATAATCTTTCCACATATACCTGGGTATGTATGCTTTCATCTCATTCCACACCTGACGCATCTGGGCTTTGGTCGGCGCAACAGTCCATATGTGTATGTCAGGTACAAGTGTGTCTGTTACATCGTTGCCGTTAACTATAAATTTAGTCTTGCTTGCTTCTAGGATAGTGGAGATAGCTTCTTGAATGGCTGCTCTACCTTTACCTGCCCTTCGTCCTGCCCATATCCATTTACGTTTTGCTTGATTACGGTGCATGTCCTCCTGCCAAGGAGAAGGGGTATACTTAGGCGTTTTCCTCAGTAACTCCTGCTTCGGCCTCAGACTTGTCTTCGTTCTCTTTCTTGGCATTTTCCTCTGGATTTATATCTCTAACAAATGGTTTTAATCCTTCTTCAACATCTTCCACCACAGATTCAGAATCTATTTTTTGTTCGTATTTGTCAAGTGCATGCTGTTTTTGACGCCTATATCTTTCGGTATCATACTCAATATTTGCAAACCATCCAGCAGAATCGACAATCTTGTGGTTTATTGGTGCTTGTCCGGCATTTGTTTCTAAGTTAATTATAGCAGATACACTCATCTCATTGGCATATTGCTCTACCAGGTTAGGGTGTTTTAGGTATTCTCCCGTAGTTGCACACTTCGGGTAGTGTCCGTTTTTGCGGATGAACTCCACAACCTTCGCAAAGCTAGGCCTCTTGTTAACCTTGATTATCAAATCAGCAGCATCCATGTTTACTTCTTCTGCAATTGACTCTAGATCACCATGTGTCGGCAGCAGGATAAGTATTTTCCTAAACAACCTAGGGTATGACTCCCAATGTGGCAGTGCATCAATCACACGCTTTCTCAAACCATCAGGTGTTAGGCCAGACAATCGTTTTGATGTCTTACCCTGTGGGATTAATCTCTTTGGTCTTTGTCTATACGGGTTATTATTATCAGCCATGTAGGGCATAATAACGCACAAACCCTGAACCCGTCAAGAGAGAAGAAACCCTTTCTTTTGGATATACGTAGTATATCTTTTCTTTAGGAAGTAGAGAGTAAGAGCTTAGAACTATAGTACTATCACACTACTCACGCACACACGTACCCCCCTATAGTCCCCCCATTCTAGGATAGAGAAAAAGTACTCAGCGCTGTGAGAACTACCATAGGTTCTACAAGGGGCGGTCATCGGCGTACGGCGCTAGTTCTAGTAATGAACAGGGCGGGTAGCATACACTCTATCACGCTTAGTGCTAGCCACAATCCTAGAGCATTGCGTCTGGCACTGCTGTTCCCACAGACGGCTTAAGAACCACATGACTAGGTTCTTAAGGATCTCCTAGCTATCTCTCTCCGATGGGCGAAGATTATCACAACCCTATGGGCAGTCAAGCAACTCACTCTCAGCCTTTCGCAAGGTGTTCGTGCCAGCCAGGTGCAAGTGCCCTGAGCTGGTGACTGGTGCTATGCACTTGTGATAAGAGCCCAGATTGGTAGAGAGATTTTCTCTATCAAAAGAAGTAAGTGAAAGGAACATTATGACTTACGAAGAAACAACTAACACACTATACAGACAAGGTTTTCAGCCTAAGAATACATTGAAAGACTTGGTTGGCGACAGGGCATCTAGCCTAATCGCACCTACTTTACAAAATGTAGATACTGGGCTGAAGTCCACGTCTAAACCAAGGGGTGAAGAACTCACTAGGATAACTAATCCGCAAAATGCGTATCTTCAGCCATTGGCAAATCCAGTGGAACTTGTCTGTGAAGCAACAAGTGAGAAGCTTGGCGAAGTTACTAAAGTAGTAGCTAAGGCTGTAATTCTCATTAAAGACCAAGACACAGGCAAGTTACACGTTGCCAGTGCAAGATACACAGGCGTTGACAAACAAGCCAAGACTGTCTTTAAGAAAGCAGAACATGGAATTCAGAACTTTACGAATTACATGGGCTTTCATAAGTCACCTTTGCTTTGGAGTCTTGGCGCTGAGTTTGTCATGCCCGAAATCCAACAACAGGAAGTCGGTAACTAATGGTGGATCGCAAGAAACACTGGAGATTACTAACTGTTGCATGGTTTGGCATTGCGTCAACCAGAAAATGGTTAGCAGAGAATAAAGAAAGGATCGACAAATGCCTGTAGATTGGACTTGGTTAGATGATTTGGAGTTTTTAGTTGAAGACTTCATGTCTGGCGAACTTATGTAAGCCAGCTAGGGGGTATGCCCGAAAGGGTGTATCCCCTAATTTTTTGATCCTTTTTTCCTAGGGGTTCTTACCCCTAGGTAACCCCAGTCCTAGCACTTTAGTGCTAGGAAATCTAAAAAGTAGACTGGTCTACTTTTTTGCCCCTTGTAGAACCATGCGTGAATCTTTGATTCGCGATGGAGCCTGGGGCTGGCATACACGAATAAAGACAACGACAGGACTGTTCATGATTTACACGAACTGATAAACATCAGGTTGATGAGTAACACTTAGTGAAGAACTTAACCACATCCCGTTAATGTTGTAATGCTGCTCTACGAAAACCCAGGGGCAGTTAAGGGAAGTTCAAGGGAAGTTCAATTACACAATAACATGAAAATGCAGGCGCACATATAAGTATTATCTCTTTTATAAAAGTTCTTTAGAGAAACTGAAAGAACTTTTAAAAAGAGATAAAGGAAAGGAACACTCATGGAACAGCCTACTAGACCAACTCATGTCAACATTGACGGAGTTCTACACAAACTGGTTAGTGTGTCTGATTACAACAAGATGCAAACAGATCGTATCAAGTTGCAATTAGAGTACGACACTCATCAGCAAGACATTCGTGACAACATTGACTTATGTCGTGTTATCACTGGTGATGACAAGTCGCCATACTTTGGCAAGGCTACTGAAACTATGCGTTGGGATAACGTACAAGACCCAGTAGAATACGCCGACACTTACTTAAAACCATACACAATAGTTCAGGAGGACTAATGAACACAAGAAACATACGTTACGACTTACCAATGAACGAGCCAATCGTTGTAGGTACTGACGACATTATCGTGGCTGGTAATGTTGTGGGTAGAGAAGACATTATCGCAGTACCTAACGACAAGTACACAAGTGACATGGAAGAACTTGCTTTGCTTCGCAAAGAGAAAGACGCATGTCAGTCTGCAATCAGGGACATGGCTGATGACGACCAAGACGTTAGCATGTTTACGGAAGATGTTTGGTTTCCCGATGATGTTGACGTAAACTGGCAACCAGACGACAAAGACATAGAAAGTGTATGGTACGAATAATGAGTAACACAATAGACAATTACGCAAAGTTTAGAGGGACACAGCAAGAAATACACAACATCATAGCGTTCTTGATACAGAACGAAATTCCGTATTTAACGGGAAGTGTACTTGTGGGTGTAGACTCTAGCAACCATTTTGGTAAAGTGGTTCACGACTTAACTCTAAGGTTTGACACGGAAAACACTCCTGCTGACCTTCTCATGCGAGCTATCACGGATCTCTTTCCTGAGATTACACTCCAAGGGTGGTTTGCGTTTGATGGTGAGATGACCGAGTGGGCAGACGAGTTGGACTTATGAAGGGGGACTTATGACAGTATATAGTAGTGGCGGTTGTGTTAGGGGGCCAGAAGGCGAAGACAAGTATGGCAATATTATAAGACACAACTACGATCCTGATAATACTGATGTGGAGATTTGTGTGATATGCTGTGAGATTATTCATGGTTATGGTCACAATCCGTATCCACTAGCAAATTTCGGGAAGTGCTGCACGAATTGTAGCGCAAAAGTTCTGAAGTCTAGGCTTCAGAAGAAATGGGGTGCTGGACGTTAGGTTCCTTTCTACCAGCACCCTTGCAACTAACAGACGCCCAGCCTTGTGCTGGGCGTTTTTATTTATTGGGAGAACAGCATGTTATTGTGCAACCATAACGCCTGCACAACCAAGGAGGGCTTATGGCATCTGGAATAGGGTGTAGATCCACACCGTACAATACCCTGTTCTCCCATTTATTTATCGGGGAGTGAGCAGTATGTTGATATGTGGCGTATCTTTGGTGTCAAACCCGAAAGGGACTCACCATCTTAACAGGCGGCGTTTGCTAGTCGTCATGGAGAAGACATATCCCCTTGCTCCCCACTAAACAACACAGAAAGGAGGCGTTATGCCTTACATACCAATGACTGAGCCCGAGAAACGTGCAATAGTCAAGCAAAAACTAGAGAAGTTGAACATACCAGTAGACAATGATGACACGTGGTTAGATGTTCAGATACTAGCAAAACAAAATGGCTTGGATATTACGCAGTTACTTAAGCCAGTTGTACCTGACCACATGATGATGGACAAGAATAGCCAAATCAATCATGAGGTTCCTAAGCCTATCGAAGATAAAGACGTGGCTAAGGTACCTGAGCAACCTAAAAAGGTCGCTATGGGCTTTCAGCAAGACTCTGAAGCAAAGCAAGATACTACTTCAGAAACAGGCTATTCATTATAAACAATTTGTGATAAACTTCACAAGAGAGAGAGAAACAATGGCAACTATTGGAGAACATCTGCATCACGTTGCAAGCAAGGCTAACGAGGCCCTGGAACGTGTAGAAGCAGAACCATTAAACGTAGCAGACTACATTGAAAGCAATGAATGGAAGTCTATACGAGAATACATTAAAAAAATTGCAAACAGAATAAATGACTAAAGGGGGAACTTATGTCACATATTAAATTCAATCCTGTAAGCGAAAGAAAACACGTAAACAGGTTCACCCAAGATGGTGAGAACATTATCAAATGGCTTGGCATGGCTAAGCCTTACCTATCAATACTCATGGGTCCAGCTGGTTGTGGTAAGACGCAAGCAGTTGAGGAGTATATCAGACGTAACAATCTGACAGCAGAGCACGTAGCCTGCCACCCAGGACTTGAGGCAAACGACATTACAGGTGGTTATGTTCCAAGAGTTGGTCCAGACGGACAGCCACAAATACAATGGGTTGATGGCCCTTACACAAGAGCAGCTAAAGAAGGTCGTGTGATGTTACTTGATGAGATTACAAGACTAAACCAGCAACACGTTGGTAAGCTTATGAGTTCGCTTGACGAAACAAGACTGCTTACAAACCCAGAGTCTGGTGAAGAAACAATCAAAATCAGCAAAGGCTTTCACGTGATTGCTACAGCAAACCCACCGGCAACTGGTTACAACACTGTTAACCTTGATGAAGCGTTGA